TGTCGATGCCTATTGGACTTGGGGCAGGGTTACCCGTTTCGGGGTCAACCCATTGGTCAAGAGTTATGTCATACGTGTAGTTCATAGCGTCACCCATAGAGGCATAGTGAAGATTGCAAACACCACTAGGGCAGGTGACAAGATGCATAGGTTAATTATGACTAGTTCCCATTTCATTTTAGTTCACCCGATCTGTGAAGAATTTAAACATAAAGTCAGTGATGAATTTCTGCGCCTCTTCTTGGGTCTGAAACTCAATTTGGAAGTCAGCGTTATATGTGCGGTTTAACACAACATAGGTGCCGTTTTTCTCGTGGAATAAACATAGGTGTGGCATGTTAAAGGTTCCTCTTATGCTAGGTATTTGGTGCCACGGTGGACACATAGGAAAGCGTGGGCAGCGTCATGCAATTCGCTTTCAGTTTCGCGGTCTACGAATGTAGAAAAACGGTAGGGGTTATAGGTAAACTCTTCGCCGTGTTTAGACATGGCGTTGAACTGCGGTTCACACGATATGCCCGACCCTATAAGGCGATGAAGGAATTCTATGGGCGGTACGCGGTCAAACCCACGAAAGCTGGACAGAGTGCCACGCACGAATGCATGAACATACTTTTTCTTTTCACGTAGCACCCGAGCGCGGCCAGCATCGGACACAACAAATTCTACATTGTCTAGCCAGACTTGTTTAGCGTGGGCAACAACTAGGCCTTTAAATTTTCCTTCACGTGATTTGATTGAATACATGCCATTGTGCAAGTTGCGGTATACATCGACTTTCATTTTACAGGTTCCTTTCTGTTAATGGTTAGATTGAGGCAAACAATAGAGCAGCGTATAGCATTGCGAAGATTGCGATTGCGCCTAGTAAGTCAGTGATAAAGTTAAACATGGTTATAAGTCCTCAACGTTATGGGTTAGATTAGTGTGTAATGAATACCACGGGTTTTTTAGAAGTCCAACACAAACCACAAGCACCACAATCGGACACCTTGTCAGTCTGTACTGGACAGATGAAAGCTTGCTTATTCTCGACAGCTTGCATTGCACGTGCATCATCCGCAGAATTTGCAGTCATCTTGTCGTGATTGAAGTTTCCAGAAAAACGGACTTGGAAACGATCAGACATTGAACGTAGCGACCAGATAGCTTGACCAATAGCTTGTTCAGTAGGGTCTGCCGCGTCTGGCTGGTTTGCAGTGTAACCATAGACATTCAATGCAGGGAATTGACCTAGCCACTTGGCCCACTTGGCAACATAGCCGACAGAATAGAAGTCACCAAGAACATGCAGACGTACAAGAAAACCCTTTGGGTGCTTGCGCTGCAATTCTGCTAATTCAGTTTCCAGCATTGCTTCTAGTTCTGGACCTGCTTGGTAGCGGTAGGCGTACATCATGTTATTGCCATAACAGTCAGCCCAATGGGCACATGAACGTGGGCAGGTAGCGCGTTCTTCAAGGGTTAGCGTGTAGATTGGCATTCCCTTTAGGTGACCTTTGGTGACTTTCTTGCCAAGTTTAACGTTAGTTGACTTTTTGATAAGCAATTCGGTTTTGCCCATTGTTGCGCGGTCAGCTTTCATCACGCGGTTCTTGAATACTGTATGACCTGCAGTGACTGCTAGTTCTGTTTTGGTTAGCGTTTTCATGTTTAGTTCCTTTCGGGTTAGATTAAGCGTCAATAAATACAAGTGTGGTCGGTTTTAGGAATATCTCGTTTCCCGTGTCGTAGTTCTCGCAAGTATATGTTGCTGGACCCATCCAATCTTTACGATTGTAATGATGACGAATGAATTCATGCTTTGCGTCTAGTTTACGCTTGAACGTTTCACCTTGTTTTACTTTTCTTAATTCTACTTGTTTCATCTTGTTTCCTATTGGTTACCAGCCGAACCGTTCGACCTTGAACCAAGCTTTAACCCGAAACGATTAGAACTGTCAACATAATAATTTGCACCAACTAGAAAACAATAGAGAGCGGCTAGGGACTGCAGGTTTCGAAAACGCTAGGGCAGAACCATAAAGGCACCACAAATTCGCAGAACCTGCACGACCCCAACAAGAACCATGCAAATATGGCCTCAAAGTAACCCATAGTTATACCCCGCCCCCCTTATTTTGTGGGGTTTGGCGGCAGTCTGGTGCAAATTCTGGTGCAATCTGCCCGTTCACGAGAAAAACTGCAGCGGGTGGCATGGGGGGAAAACTCGACGGACCTTTATACGTTAGCACTTCAGATTTTTCCGTTAAATTATTCGCCCCTATTAGCCACTTCCCGTTCCCTTGCAGCTTTCCTCTCGTCATCTGTCATGGGCCTTATGCTCATCACAGACCCTTACCGTCACCTATCGAAACCTCAAAGCGTTGACAGAAGGGACACTTGTCGTGTGCTACACGATACAGTTCACCTCTAGTTAACCCAATGTCTTTCAACTCGTTATCGGTATGTAACCTTAAAGTCTCTAAAGCTTTGTTAGCTCTACGATGGTACATATAGTCAGCTAATAGCTGTCTTAGTTCTTTTATCATGGATATGCCTATGTAGGGCACCCACTATAGTCACTTATAGTAACTAGTAGTCACTATAGCTTTCTATAGATGGGGTTCCCTTATCAATTTTCTTATTATTGTTTTACAGATAAACTTTAAGTTACCTTTAGGGGTTCCTCTTAGGGTGCAACCTAATTCCACTTTAGGGTAGTGTTATTACCACCTATGTGTCCTGTAACTACTGCAAAGCCCATAGAGGCTTGTCTTTTAACTTTCTCTAGTTCACCCATCATGGCTTCGTGTCTTCTAGCAGATATTCTGTTATCTGCATCTTGAGCCATGTGTTCTACCCAATATTGTGTTGCCATTGCTAGGGCATCTAATCGGTCATCGTTAGTTAGGGCACCACGTTCTCTTGTGATACGTGTTAGCTGATACATAAGCTGATAACGTAGTGATTGTTCTGGTGGTAGGTGTTGACAGCTATCATAATCTCTTTTGATTAGCTTCTTATCTATAACCATCTTGTGTTGGTTTAACACGGGTTCCAGAACATCAATAATACGTTTCTCTTTTTGTATATTGTGTCTAACTTCCGACAGGGTAACTGGATGTATCTTAGTTAACACTGGGATAAACAGTTGGTTAAACATACCGTCACCAAAGTTACTCTCGACGATAATCTCATTAACCTGTTCTTCTTTAGCAATCTTAGCGAGTTCTTGTAGAGCCTCTTCAGAGTACCCGCCAGATATACCACCACATCTACGGACATACAGGTAACCATTAAGCATCTTAACGACTGCATAGCCTGTTTCGTCCTTACCTCTACCAGAGGGGTCGATAGACATTACAGAGCCTGTATATTCCACAAAGTTATCTGACATGAACATAGGTTTATGGTAGTGGTCACCATTGAATGCTACGTTAGGTAGTTCCTCTACGATATACTCTTCATCAGATGACCATGAGAGCTTCTCAGGGGCTTCGTGAGTGGGGATATCCATTACTAGTAGGTCACCTACCTTTAGAGGGTATCTTTCAGCGTCAGAGAGCCTTGTATCGAGCATGAACTGTAGGGCGAATCCACTACGTCCATAGGATGCTTCCCGTTCCATTAGATCGAAGTCTGAGAAACGTTGAGGGTCTGTAGATTCACCTACAGTTACCTCGCCTAACTCCATCTCTTTTCTGATGATAGGGGCAATCTTATTACCGTAGCCAATCATCTGGTCCTCTGTAGGATACCTAGCTGGCCAGATGCGTACCTTATAGCCACGATCAGGTAGCTTGTTGTACAAACTTTCTTGGTTCTGTGGTGTACCTAGATAGATAATACGTCCATCAGGTTTCAGGATAGCATCAAATTCTTTTACAGCCTCTGATAGCTTATCTCTCATACCTTGTGTTGCTGAGTTATTAGGTACTTCAATATCGTCTGCAATCAATACATCTGCACGTGAACCTGCAAGTTGCCCTGTGACACCTACAGACTTAACTGAGGGTGCGTGTGAGGCGTTAGCTGGTCCTACGTCAAAAGATATTTTAGATTGCCGTTGGTCATCTCTAGGCACTAGGTGTGCTAGGATTTCCATTTCTTTAATCAATCGTAGTGTAAAGGTTGTGAAGTCATCTGCACGGTTCTTTGAGGCAGATACAACAAGTATGTTTAGTTGTGGGTTCATATACAAAAGCCACACTACATAGGCTGATGTAATCCACGATTTACCAACACCCCGAAAGGCTTCTACAATCATACGCTTCTCACCATGTTGTATGTGTTTAGCTATGTCGTATTGAACCTTTGTAGGGTCTGGTAGGTTTAGGTGTTTCCATGTGACATACAAGAACTTACGGAAATCGCTTAGTGGGTCTTGGTCAATAGGGACACCTAATGAGGTTGTCTCTTTAAACATTAGTGGCGCATCTCTGACGGGTCTGAATCTTCGTCATTAAAGTCTGGTAGGCTTGCTACTAGGTTACCTAGAGGTGAACCCTCGGTAGCCACACCGTCAATGTTGTTATCTTTTAGAAACTGACGGGCAACGTTAAGGTCACTCGCTTTAGCTTCTGGGTCTGATACACGTGCTAACAGTTGTTCTGCTAATACTTTGTGTAGCATCTCCATTAGTTCTTTCTGAGAACTCATGTCTGTCTTCTCCTAAATAGAAGGTTGCTTAGTCCTCTACCCATTTCTGAGGGACTAGGTGCCAGCCATCCAATAACCAATGCTA